AAAATGCTCTCGTTGACCGTGACGTAGAAATCAGAGAGTGGGACTTATAATGTTTGCAGAAGCACTTGTATGCCTAGCACTAAACATCTACCACGAGGCCCGTGACCAGCCCTTCATTGGGCAGGTTGCGGTGGCCCAAGTGGTGATGAACCGTGTACAAGATGACAGGTATCCTGATGACGTATGTGATGTCGTGTATCAGGGGCCAACTTACTCGTGGAAGCCTGACTTTCCTGTACGTCATCGTTGCCAGTTTAGCTGGTACTGTGACGGCAAGTCAGACAGGACACCAGACAAGACGGCATGGGAGCAGTCTCTGATGATTGCGAAAGGCGTCTACTATGGTGATCTTGATGACTTTGTGGAAGGAGCCACACACTACCACGCCACCTATGTCCTGCCCGAATGGGCAGAGACTAAACAGCCTATCGTCCAGATAGGACAACACATGTTCTACAGATGGGAGTAGCTTATGGATATGATCTTTGGACTAGTAATCTTTTTTGTGCTATTTGCTGTTGCGCTTTTGCAATAGCTGTGGTACAACACAATATCAGTTAACTTTACGAAAGGAGAAACATCATGCCTCTTGATTTTACCGCAAACGAACTCGTGCCTGACCACATCAACTTCCCTGTGGAGTTTGAGCCAACCAAGTACGACAAGTCTAAGTATGTCATCAATGGCGACACTGGCGAGTATCTGGGCATCGTAGGAAGCACGTTCAAATGTGCCAGTCACGGTGACTTCTTTACCGGTGTACACAATGCCGTCTCTGAGAATCTTGGTGAGACATTCTGCGACAGCATGAACATCAGCTACAACACCGCACGTAACAATGCGTGGGTAATGATGGACATGCGTATGCCTAATGTTCTTCGCAAGATTGAGACAGACAAGCACACGACTACCATTGCGCCTCGTCTGATCGCCCTGCACGGCATCGACGGTAGCTGTTCCAATCAGGTGTACTATGGAGCCATCGACTTCTTCTGCACCAACGGCATGATCACTGGCGACTACGACAAGATCAGGCGTAAGAATACCAGCGGCTTTGATCTGGATACGTTCATTGACGAACTCCAGCACACTGTCTCTGACTTCCACAACACGGCTGACATGTATCAGCAGTGGGCGTCTACTCCGCTTCACACGGTTGATGTCAAAGCCCTGCTTGATAGCATCGTCAAATCAGATCGCAAGTCTGAGAAGATGTTTGGCTTGTACAACCAAGAGGTTGCTACACGTGGCCGTAACATGTGGGCGTTGTATTCTGCCTTTACCAACTACGCCAGCTATGCAGACGAGCGTAACGGTTTCTCTCTGAGGAACACTGGTAACGATACTGCCGCCACGTCCATGTGGTCACGTGAGCAGGAAGTCGCCAAGTGGATCAGCACGGACAAGTTCCTGTCTCTCGCAGCATGAACCAGTTCGATCTGTTCAACGGCGATGAGCCTCTCTTCAACGCCTCTGGTGAGGTACGCACCTGCATAAAGTGTGAGACAACTCTGCCTATTGAGTTCTTTGACATTGATGCGTACCACGCCAATGGCGATGTGAGGCGCAGACCAGAGTGTTCAGATTGTCGTAAGAAGGCGAGGATGCAGACAGCCAAGCTGAAGAAGGTTACTGCTCCTCCGCCTGACGATCATGTCTGCCCTGTCTGCCTGCGTGACAAGGACGGCATCAAGGGTACAGATCACAAGAGCCACAACTCATGGTGCTTGGATCACGATCACGATACAGGAATGTTTCGGGGTTGGTTGTGTCACCAGTGCAATCGTATGCTTGGCATGGCGAAGGACAATGTGGATACGCTGCGTCGTGCCATTACATATCTACAGGGAGAAACAGGTGAAAAGTGAACTTAACAATCTGGTTGAAGATTACTATTCTTCATATGATTTCAAGAACTTACGTAGTGAAACTAAGAAGCAGTATCAATACTTTCTTGGGGTCATGCTCAACACTGAGGTGGACGGTGAACTGCTGTCCACTCTCAACTACCGTCACCTGCCAACGCGCATTGCCAAGCAGGCATATAACCAGTGGTGCGATAAAGGCATTTCTATGGCGAATCATGTCATTTCTGCGGCACGTATGGTGTTCAATCATGGGTTGCGTATGGAACTGTGCGAGAAGAATCCGTTCTCAAATATCCGTAGGAGAGCCACTGAGCGGCGTAAGACTGTCTGGGGTAGGGAGGATATACGGAAGCTTCTAGACACTGCCTACAGCGATTTTAGCACCCGCAACATAGGTTTGATTGCACACATGGCATATGCTTGGTGTCAGCGTCTGGGTGACATGCGTTTGCTGGAGTGGGATAATATCAATTTTGATAACCAGTCTGTACAAATTGAACAGTCAAAGCGTAAAGCAGAAGTGCATCTACCCATTGACGATGATCTGTTTGAGATGCTCAAAGAACAGCACGAGGACTTTGGCTTTCAGAAGTACGTAGCCCCACGTCCGTTTCCGTATCGTGGTGTCTATCAGCCGTACACGCTACATAAGCTACCGCTTCACGCACGTAAGCTGATGGATCAAGCTGGCCTACCAAAAGAACTGCGACTATCTGACCTGCGTCGAACTGGCACAACTGAAATGGTAGAGGCAGGTGTAGGAATAGCACAGATTATGTCGGTTACAGGACACAGTAACCCAAGTTCAGTGAAGCCGTATCTAAAAAATACATACCTCAGTGCAAATCATGCATTGACGGAACGAAATAAGCATGGTAAAAGCATTGCAAGTGCCGCAAAGAAAGGAGATATACATGATTAGTGTATATAACACTGTAAGTGAATTATTAGATAGTATTAATCTATCTAGTGGAGAAACATATAGAACAGACTGTCCTGTGTGTGATGGTAAGAATACATTCTCTGTGTCCAATGACATGGGCAAGATTCTGTGGAACTGTTACAAGGCATCCTGTTCTGTGAAAGGAACGAACAAAGTGGACATGTCTGTGGATGATGTCATGCGTGTCATGGATGAGGACAGTGTAGTGTCCAGTGACGTTGAGTTTAACATGCCTGAGTATCTCATTAAGGGTCATAGCAACCTAGAGTGGGCAGAGGCACAGTATGATCTTGATCCGTCTGCACTTGATCTGTACTACGACGTGAAGGAGGATCGTGTTGTCTTCCCTGTGAAGGACGGCAACAACATTGTGGATGCTGTAGGTAGATCACTGAAGAATGAAATACCTAAATGGAAAAGATATGGAAAAAGTGACTTGCCATTCTCATTCGGGTCTGGTAATGTCGCAGTCGTTGTCGAGGACTGTGTGAGTGCTAGTGTTGTTGGTTCACTAGGTAATGTGGTCGGGGTCGCACTGATGGGAACTAACCTACGCAGTTCACATCGTGTATTTCTCACACGGTTCTCGACAGCAGTAATTGCTTTGGACCCTGACGCATTCGCCAAGTCATTCGACATGGCAACCGAATTGAGGGGGTACGTTAACGATGTTCGTATCCTGAATCTTGAAGACGACTTGAAATATCGTAACCCGACAGATATGGAGAAGCTAAATGGAACTATCAATAATTAAAAACCTGATGGACAAGGACTTCCACGACGAACATAGTGGTGCATCCTGTCCTGATGAAATCTTCAGCGGTGACGCTCGTAAGATCAAGAAGTGCATTGCATCTGCAATGGATCGGTACAGCCGGTCTGTGACCACAGAGGAAGTGCAGGCGTTGTTCTTCTTGGACAACCCTAACCTCAGTACAGCGCAGAAGCAGGTGTTTGAAAGCCTGTTCCTAGCCATCAAGAAAGAACAGCCTATGGGCAAGGACATTGCACGTGAGGTGCTGTCTAATCTGTTCCGTAAGCATGTAGCCAAGCAGATCGCTAACATTGGCGTGGACATGCACAACGGAGACAGGCAGTCGCTTGAGAAGCTGCGCATGATGATGGAGCATTACGGCGATGACTTCATCCCCAACATGAATGTGGATTGGGAGGACATTGACCTTGAAACACTGCTTGATCGCAATGATCTTGAGGCACGTTGGACGTTCAACATCCCAACGCTGGCGCGTAAGGTGGAGGGTGTGAATGATGGACACTTGATTGAGATTGGCGCACGGCCAAACACAGGCAAGACATCCTTCCATGCCAGCTTGATTGCCAGCCCCGGTGGCTTTGCTCATCAGGGTGCCAACTGTATCATCCTCTGTAACGAGGAAGGTTATCACCGTGTTGGCGCACGTTACCTAACCGCTGCTACTGGCATGACCATGCGTGAGATCAAGGAGAATCCGGGCAAGGCACGTGACCTGTATGCACCTGTGAAGGATCGTATCAAGATCAAGGACGCCACAGGACGCAACATGGATTGGGTAGAGAGCGTGTGTAAGACATATAAGCCGGACATTGTGCTGCTCGACATGGGTGACAAGTTCGCCAAGTCTGGTGGGTTTGCTCGACAGGACGAGGCACTCAAGGCAAATGCTATCCATGCACGTATGATTGCCAAACAGCATGAGTGTGCTGTGTTCTACATGTCGCAGCTTTCTGCTGAAGCAGAGGGTAAGGTTCTTCTGAACCAGAGCATGATGGAGGGGTCACGTACCGGCAAGGCAGCAGAGGCTGACCTGATGATCCTGATTGCAAAGAACCCTGTTGTGGATGGTCAGGACGAAGAGGACAAGCAGCGACATCTTAACATTGTCAAGAACAAGTTGACAGGTGTACACACTGTGGTACATTGTGAACTTGAGAATCAGACAGCGAGGTATACGGTATGAAGCTAACACTTGATGTAGAGAACACAATCACGGTGCGGAACCGTAAGAAGCACATGGACCCATTTGAGCCAAACAACAGTTTGACTATGGTGGGTGTCCTGACAGATCAGGGTGTGTGTCAGACGTTTCCGTTTGATCATGCAGAGGTCGATAGTAATGCTGACTACCACAAGCATGTGCAGTGGTTTCTTGATGAGGCAACTGTGCTTATCATGCACAACGCATCGCACGATCTGTTGTGGCTGTGGGAGTGTGGCTTCAAGTACGATGGTCCGGTGTTCGATACTATGCTGGCTGAGTACATCATTCAGCGTGGTGTTAAGGAGCCTCTGTCTCTTGAGGCTTGTGCAGAACGCTACGATCTGGACACAAAGAAGCAGGACACCCTGAAGGAGTACTTCAAGCTGGGATACACGACACGTACAATCCCATACGATGAATTGCAGGAGTACTTGGTTGCAGACCTTGAGGCTACACAGCAGTTGTCTGATCGTCTCATGCGTAAGCTTATGACTAAGGAGTATGCAAGCTTGATGAGCAGTGTTGACCTGACAAATCAGGTGGCTGTTTGTCTGTCACGCATCTATCAGCGCGGGTTCAAGGTCGATCTTGACGCGCTTGAGGTCGTGCGTGAAGAGTACGAGGATGAGAAGGCAGAACTGATTGATGAACTGCACAGCCACGTGCAGAAGGTCATGGGTGATACGCCTATCAATCTCAACAGCCCTGAACAGCTATCGTGGGTCATCTATGGTCGCCGTGTACTGGACAAGCAGAACTGGACTACTCAGATTGATCCATACATGGATGATGCAGACTTCCGTAGTATGATTAGTTCTGGCACTGAGAAGCTTTACAAGACTGTGGCTATGCGCTGCACAGACTGTGACGGTTCCGGCAGCATACGTAAGATTAAGAAGAATGGTCAGCCGTTTGCTCGTGCTACTAAATGCAGCACTTGCAATGGGCAGGGGTATGTCTTCAAGCCTACGAATGAGTATGCAGGTTTCAAGTTCAAGCCGCCATCACCCAAGTGGGCATCTGCAAATGGCTTTACTACAAGCAAGGGCAACCTTGAGATACTGGAGAATGCTGCACGTGCGAAGGGCATGACAGATGCTTCATCCTTCTTGGAGAAGGTGCGGCGTCTCAGTGCTGTAGAAACGTATCTGTCTGCATTTGTAGAGGGCATTCGCATACACACGAAGCAGGATGGTAAGCTGCATGTCCGTCTGCTTCAGCACCGTGCGTCTACCGGACGCTTGTCTAGTGTTGATCCAAACATGCAGAACATGCCACGTGGTCAGACTTTCCCCGTAAAGAAAGTGTTCGTATCACGGTGGGAAGGTGGCAAGATTATGGAAGCTGATTTTGCACAGTTGGAGTTCCGGGCCGCTGCCTTTCTTTCACAAGATGGAGTTGCTATTGATGAAGTATCTACTGGCTTTGATGTACACGCATACACCGCTAAGGTTATTACCGATGCTGGTCAACCTACGGATCGTCAAACTGCGAAGGCGCATACGTTCGCTCCACTTTACGGCGCAACGGGATTTGGGAGAACTCCAGCGGAAGCGAAGTACTATGAACACTTCACGAAGAAGTACAAAGGCATCGCAGATTGGCATTCCCGATTGGCTAAAGAGGCTCTAGAAACAGGCAAGATTGTGACGCCATCTGGCCGACAGTTCTCTTTCCCTGATGTAGTGCGGAAGACTAGTGGTCGGGTGTCACACTTTACACAGATCAAGAACTATCCTGTGCAATCATTTGCTACTGCTGATATTGTACCGATTGTTCTGTTGCATGTTGAAAAACAGCTTGCACATATGCAGTCTTGTGTGGTAAATACTGTGCATGACTCAATCGTCATCGACGTTCACCCAGATGAAGAAAGGAGTGTCATTGAGGTGGTGAACCAGACTAACAAGGAAATAACCGATATGATCAACAGCAGGTGGGGCATCAACTTCAATGTTCCCCTGCTGCTTGAGGCAAAAATCGGACCAAACTGGCTTGACACGAAAGACGTGTCGTGATATAACTATGGCTCTTAAACTCAAGAAAGGAGTAAAACTGAATGACTCAACTTACAACCATTGATACCAATAACTACGCCGCTATGGCTAAAGCTATGGGCATCGCCAATGAAGGCACGTCCAGCAGCAGCAGTAGCCTTGCGCGTATGCGTATCAGCCACTCACCTATCATGGGTACTGCAGAGGTGAAGGGCAAGAATGTAAATGTTGAGGTGGTTGAGGGTGGAACCTACAAGCTGGACATTCCAGATGGTCCCACCTACTTCTCACCCAACGTAAAGTTTCGTCCATTCATGCAACGCTTCATGTACAAGCGTTTTGTGAAGGGTACGGATTCCTCGCCCAACAAATACATCAAGACTTTGATGTCCGATAACTTGAACCTTGACCTGAAGGACACTGAGGGTGGGTTTAACTGCGGAAAGCCTGCTGGCTACATCAAGGACTTCAAGGCACTGCCTGAGAAGACACAGGAACTGATCCGTCAGATCAAACGTGTTCGTGTTGTATGTGGTACAGTTGAGATGCTTCAGGCTGTCAACGAGCAGGGTGAGGAAGCAGAGGTAGGTATCACCCCATTCATTTGGGAGATTGATAATCGTGATGCCTTCAAGGAGGTTGGTGGGTCTTTTGAGACACTGGCTAAAATGCAGCGTCTGCCCATCCAGCATACGATTACTGCGAATACGCAGGAACGTAAGATTCCTACAGGTGCGTCATTCTACGTGCCGCAGGTTTCTCTGGACCTGACAAATACAGTCCAACTCACTGATGAAGATCAGAACCTGTTCGGCGACTTCATGGGTTGGATTGACAACTACAACAACTATGTACTCAACTCATGGTCTGAGAAGACTAACTCCAAGATGGAGGAAGAGGACGAAGAAGTTGTAGAGGGTCTTGTCGATATTGAAATTGAAGAGGACTAGACCATGAAGCATCCTGCTGAACTGGCGTTACATCAGTATATGGAAAATGCTGCTAGTGGTAAATCCACAATGTCTGAGGAGACAATACTCCAAGTAGCTGCCGACATATCTGAGGCACTCAGCCGCCAGTTTGGTGGGGGCAGCAAGCGTGATGAGTTTGGTCTGCGCATGTCAAATGTGGGCAGGCCAACTTGTCAGCTTTGGTTTGAGAAGAACGAACCAGAGAAAGCGTTGCCCCTTCCAACAACATTCGTAATGAACATGATGATTGTTCACATCGTTGAGGCGGTCTTCAAGGGTCTACTAACAGAAGCGGGGGTAAAGTATGAAGATAGTGAGAAAGTTAAACTCGACATTGATGATGATACATCCATCGCTGGCACATATGATCTTGTTATTGACGGTGCTGTTGATGACGTTAAATCAGCATCTAATTGGTCGTATACTAACAAGTTTGAATCCTTCGACACTCTTAGACAGGGTGATGCTTTCGGGTATGTAGCGCAGCTTGCTGGTTACGCTCGTGCAGCTAACAAGAAACCCGGAGGTTGGTGGGTTGTAAACAAAGCCAATGGTCAGTTCAAATATGTTCCTGCCGATGGCATTGACATCAATGAAGAGATTGACCATATCAAAGAAACTGTAGACACAGTAGAGCAGAATGAGTTCAAGCGTTGCTTTGACGCCGTGCCGGAGAAGTTCCGGGGCAAAGAGACAGGCAACATGGTTCTAGGCTCAGAGTGCGGTTTCTGCAGATATCGGTTCGCCTGTTGGCCGGGGCTGGAGGAAAGACCAGCAGTAGCATCACAGGCAAAGCAGCCAAAGACGGTTGCGTATGTATCACTAACAGAGGAGTATAAGAATGGATGATGTATATGATATCGAAACTCTCGCAGAGGAGATCAAGCTTACTGAACAGAAACTTGGCGACTTGCGTAAGGAATACCGTGAGCGAAAGACTGCTGGCCTTCGGGCGGCTCTTGAGGCTCGTAAAGAAGCAGACAGGATGATCCGTGAGGAGATGAAAGGTCTTGATGCGGCATCTACTTATATCACATGGCGTAATGTAGGTAGCCTTGCCTAATTTTACAGCCTTCCGTGCAGCACGTAAGTATGGCTATCGTAGTGGCCTAGAACACAAGTTATCCCTGTACCTTGATGAACTCAAGATTGAGTACACGTACGAGAAACTCAAAATCGAATGGGAAGACCTTGCGTATAGAACCTACACACCAGACTTCGTGTTGCACAATGGAATCATTATTGAGACAAAGGGGATGTTCACAGCCGCTGACAGGCGTAAACATATAGCCATCAAAAAGCAGCATCCAAAGCTTGACATCCGCTTTGTCTTTGAGAATAGTAGACGCAAGCTTCGTAAAGGTGCCAAGTCAACATATGGAGAGTGGTGCATCAAGTACGGCTTTCAGTACTATGACAGGATCATTCCTGAAGATTGGCTGAAGGAGAAAGGTAAAAACAAACACCCGAAGTTCATCAAGTTCAGCGGGACAAAAGTGAAAAGGAGATAACATGGATATTGAAAAGATCGAAATTGAAGACGAGGATTTTGTAATCCGTGTTCGTCCCACAATGGACAGGAGATCGTGGACAGGAGAGATTGACATCTCTATTGTTTCATCTGCTGACAATCCACTTGATGACGAAAGCTACGGACAGCTTATGCACTTCTGTAAGATGATGTGTGCCACAGTGCCTATCATGGAGAGGGATGAATCGTTGCGCAATATTGTACACACTTATGTGCTAGAGGTTGTTGACGAGGACGACTACGATGTGGTAGAAGATAAAAGGTTGGTTGTGGAGTCTGAGGAGGGCAACATAATCCAACTGAAGTTTAACAGCGACACAAAAGGTAACGCCTAATGAGACACGAGGAGTACATGAAAATGAGAGCAAAAGAGCAAGACATGGTGAATAGTCCGCCTCATTACAACAAGGCTGGCATCGAATGTATTGATGCTATTGCTGCAGCAACAGGCGACGGCTACGAACATTATCTTCAGGGTAATATCATCAAATACCTGTGGCGTTACCGTTATAAGAATGGCACAGAAGACCTCAAGAAAGCGCAATGGTATCTAAACAAGCTGATAGAGGAAGTAGAAGGCTGCTACGATGAGAGTTAAGATTTACATGACAATCGACGTAGACCCTGATGAATACCCTGTACCCGCAGATGAAGAAGTAGGGATTGAGATAGAAGACCACCTACGTGAATTTTTCTACGACATCGAAGGTGCAGAAATAAGACACATGAGAACAACAACGGAGTAACTAATGAACAATTATCTACCTACAGACTACCAAAACTTTATAGCCCTTTCCCGGTATGCCCGATGGAAAGAGGATGAACAACGTCGTGAAACTTGGGGAGAGACAGTCTCACGATATTTTGATTATATGGCAAAGCATCTTGAGTCTAAGCATAAGTATGTCCTGTCGGATGAACTTCGTGCAGAACTTGAGATGTCTGTGCTAAACCAAGACATCATGCCAAGTATGAGAGCGTTGATGACCGCCGGACCTGCGCTGGACCGTTGTCACGTGGGCGGTTACAACTGCTCGTACGTTCCCGTTGATAGTCCTCGTGCATTTGACGAGACTATGTACATTCTCATGTGTGGCACTGGTGTAGGCTTCTCTGTGGAGCGTCATCACACAGATAAGCTGCCTATCGTCAACGAAGACATGCATGACACGACTACGGTCATCAAGGTTGGCGATTCTCGT